AATAGTTTGGGATCCATCCCGTGTTTACTTGTCATACCGCGCATCACTTCAAACCCGTTGAGTTCTAAGTGTGAGCCAAGCCAGTCGGCTTTACAATCCTCTATAAACTTCATTGAGTCATCATAATTTTCAGGATTTATCCACGGAAGCATGGCAATCTTTAGCGACCCGTACTCCATGACTCTTGGTTCCATAATGATATGAATCTCATTCATAAAATGACCAAGACATTCTTTTAACGAGTTAAGATCGTTTGTGTTTTTATAATACGTATCGTGATTGCCAGGTATAATGTCCATCTTCATACCGTTTTCACGCAATGGATTAAGAAAATGCTGCCTGTTATGATTTAAGGCTTTAAAGTTGACAAACTTCCTGTGATCATAATAGTCGCCCAGATGTATGATTTGCTCGATCCCGTTTTCTTTACAGTAAGGAAAGAAGACTTCTGAGTAAAATACCCTGGCATTTTCGAGGAAGATTTCGGATGAGTTACGTATACCGCAATGTGTGTCATTTAATACTGCTACCTTCAAAAGAACCTTCCTATAATACCGTCCACTGCATGATATGCCATCCAGCCAAGAAAGCCAAAGATACATGCAAATAAAAACATTTCAATACCATCATGTGTAAGATAATAGTATTTTACTTCAAACCATAATTTTTTCATCTTAAAAAATCTGATAGATCAGAATCGACGCTTTTTGATTTTCGTCTTTTCTTTTCTTTAATCACCTCTTCTTTAATTATATTATCTGTAAATCTAACTTTTTCAATACGATCACGTAACGTATCAACAAATGCACCTACCACCTGTTGAGACGTTTCATCACCTAACTCGTTATCAATAAAGTTTTCTATTCCTGATCTAGTTAAATATTTTAATTTAATGTCTTGCTGTTTTTTCTCTTTAGCAATACGTCTTAGAAAAGCGTACCAAGTAATTTGTGTAAAGTACGCAAACGCGTTTGGCTTGCCTGTTCTTGTCGCAGCTTCAAGGTTATAGTTCTCGATTGCCTTTAAACAATTTTCTACTGCGTCCATTACCATTTCTTCGCGATATGTGTAGCGAATAAAATTAGATTTGTGAGACAAACCCTCAGCTATTCGTAGAAAACAGCTGGCTATGTAATCAGGTACGATTGGAAGAGTTGATTCTTGTTTCTTAGCTTCTTGAACTTGTGTGACATATTCCACAACAGCTTGCGAGAATTCAGCATTATTGACATAGTGAATACTTTTTCTTTGTGCGCGTGCCATGTCGCCTCCTTCATTATATAGTATATTATAAACTAGTAAGCTATAAATGTAAATAGATTAATTTTGTTTTGAATGTAAAAAATAATGGTGTACTTTTTCGTACGTTGTGGTATAATAAATTAAGATTCTTTCCGGAGGGTAGATACCTCGTCCTCTGTCATATATTGCCATTCATCAGTATGGCCAACAGACCATTTAGGTTCTGTTTCTACACGATAGTTTTGTGTACATACTTTAAAATCCGGACGTTTTAATTTATCAGGCGTCAAACTTGAATCACGCCATATAACTCTATTATTAGGTTGAGCTGCAAATTGACCATTATCCAACATTATTACGTTAAAGCTTTTATGTTCTGGGTCGTGTTCAGAAAAGTTTATGTCTACAGTCGATCTATCCCGATGCGCGTTGTCGATAGTAAACATATACTCACCCGCGTGCATGCTCTTGTCTTTACCGAAAAACTCACACCGACTTAGTATAGGTTTTTCAACTACAGTAAGGTCGTAATCAAAGCAATCCCACAACTGCAAAACATCAAGAGGTAGATCACCATGATCTTTTTTCCAAACGAAAGCCGACAGTGGAAGTTTATCATATAGTGCTCCGTATTCTGTAAGTAGCGTTTCAAAATATAACGCCTTGTATTGAGTTGATTTTACTGAGATCCATATGCCAGGTGTGTATTCTCCGTGACCGCGTTCAAGATCATAGAGGTATTCTTTTCTTACTAGCACATTTTCAGGTGGCAATGGATGTACTAAAAAACTCAATGATAAGTCCCCCTTGGCTTGAACTGTATGACATTAGATATAGATGAATCATTATCCACAATTAACTGCAAGTCTGTTTCTTCTTCTACTTCTTGCAACTTTTTACTTAAAAATTCATCCATCTCTTCTTCAGTTAATTCTTTTAGTTTTGCTTGTACTTCAGATAAAGATACGTTAGTTGCTTTACGTATTTTGTTAAACTTATCTGCGTCTGATAAAGCGCTAGCGTAATGAGCCATTACAACTTCAGAGGGTGTTGACTCACTTACAATGTGAACTGAATTCAAGGCAATCAAATCTGTAGTATCATCTTGAAAAGTAACATACGGCTTAAAAGTATAATAACGTGTGTTCTCTTCTAAATCATCAGTAGTAACAATCTTCATAGCACGTCTAATGATAACGTCTGTAATACCTTCGTCTGCATCATTAGCTTCAACTAACTCACAGATAAGTTCTTCTCCACTAGTAAGCTTAAATTGTTTATACATAGCTTTCATGATTTTAACTCCAGTTGTATGGTTTTATACTCAAACTGTTCTTTCTGATATATCTTTAATCGTTCGAACGAATGCAGTAAAGAATAATTTTTACGCGTTTTCCAACTTATATCATCAGATATATCATATAGTGTAGTGTCTTTCCCATCGTCTGTTTTACGTAAACCTCTACCAATACTTTGCAACACTCTTATCTGTGACTTACTAGGTGAAGCAAAGATAATATTGTGAAGGTTCCTAATATTTATACCCGTTGAAAAGGTACCAAGTGATGCTACTATGATAGCGTCTTTTTGTTTTTCAACGATACCACGTATTGCTTCTCTATCACTAGTTGCTGTACCACCTGACACAAAAAATAATTTTCTATTTTCATTTACTTTACTATCTATCAAACTGTAAAGTGGTTTGCCGTGTTTCTCAACATAGTTATAAAGTATTAATGTATTACCTTTAAGATCTAAGGCCAGATTTCGTATGAATCTATTTCTCTTGTCATTGGATACAATGAAGTCGATTTCATCCGGATATGGTTGTTTACCAAACTCCTTACGTATCTTATCTGGGTACTTAAGTACGATTCGTTTAATGGCAAGGCTGGCGAGAGTATTGTTATCTTGTAAGGTTTTTGTTGTGGTAACGCGGTATATCTTACCGAATAGACCTTGGAGTACGAGTTCATGTGTTTGGGCCCCGTCGAGTGTGCCAGTCGTACCGAACCTGTATTCAGCTTCGCTGGCTTTGTTCATGATTGACATAAGTGATTTAGATTTAAAACCATGGCACTCATCACCTATTACCATTCCAAACTGTGAATACCAATCACGCGGTAGTTTGTATATCGATTGCCATGTGCTAATACATATCGCAGCTTCGAACTTCTTATCTTTGCCGGAATATATTCTGTGCATGGCCCGCTCACCACAACCATACTTTATAAAATCCGTATACATTTGTTCTACGAGTGAAGTAGTAGGTACTATGATTAAAGCCCTACCTGCCCGCGGATACTTGTACCCAGTAGTGAGTCTTTCTAACCAGTATCGCACTAAAGCGTATATGATAAGAGATTTACCAGATCCTGTTGGTGATAAGAGTATACCTCTTTTTCTATGGATCCCCGTAGAAACTGCATCAAATTGGTAATCACGTATATCAAACGGTAATTCTAGTCCTTTAATATATTCATATAGATCTTTTACGTCGACCTTATTGTAGTCGTCTGGCTTTCCATATTTAGAATCGTCGAGTTCTATCTGATAGCTGCGTTGTTCTGCAAACTGTAGAAGATGTTCGTATAGTCCGGCCGGTAGTTCACCGGACATAATCGTAAACAAACGAATCTTACCGTCCCATACGCGGTTGCGGTAAGCAGGCATAAACTTATAACCTGGTACATAGAAACTAAAAAACTCATTGAGCTCTTGTGCTGTACCACTTTCGCACGTTATGTGCAGGTTTGCATGATTTAGTTTCCGGACTCGAATTGTTTCCATTTTATAATATTTGATATTGTCTGATGTCGCCAGTTAATATTGTTTACAATCTCTGTTAATGTATCTATAACTGTCTTAAAGTACTGAATCTTTTCTTCAGACTTTTGAATTTCAGGGTCAGCATCATAATAATATTCCATCTCGCCTTTCAATACTTTGAGCCCATTGAAAGGATCCGGGTCCCAACCTTTTTCAACTATCTCATCGTGTGACATCTTACCATTGTACCAAAGCCACTTATCTTTTAACAGTTGTTTTTGTGCAAACTCAGCACGCTTCAACTGCAACTTATAAGTTGATAAGAGTTCTAGGTATTTGGCATGTAAGATTGGCTGGTCACGCGAAGACTTGTCGAGTTCGTTTGAGTTTATTTCACAGTCTTTTGACCACATTTCGTGTATAGTTTTCAAATCAATCATACTATAATTATACCACAGTTATTTACAAAAGTAAACTAAATTATGCTACGTCACCAAATACTACAAGGTTAACTATATTTAAGTCTGCAACTTCAGGTAGTGTAGTGTGACTACTTTGACGAGCTACTTGTAATAAACTTCCACTCGTTTGATGAGAGGCTACGTCCGGATCTCCAGGGTATGGATCAAAGCCCCAGTAGTTACCGGTATCCTGAGCAGCGCCTACTGATAACCATACATCGTCTGCCATGTTATTTGTAAAAGTGTATGAGTTTGTTCCAGCGCCATCGTCGGTAGTTCCTGATATATTGAAACTTTTATGTGTAGTTTGATCGTCTTGCTTTAAACTTAAATATGCCTTTGTTCCCTGCTGTTCTGCACCACTACGAACTTTTAGTGTGTTAACTCTTATCTCACTCATGCTAAATCTCCGTCAATTGCACTATATACAAACTCTGTATCGGTAGCATTGCTAGTTGTGTAGTAAATTTGTGTGTGAAAAGAACCTGTTTGGTTACTAGTGTTATAACTACCCACATTAAACCCTGTAGTGTGCCAGCAACCAGACGCTGCACCACTACTTCCTGCACTTCCTGATATTGCATAGTTAACATTATTCATACTTGTTGTAAGGTTTGTTTGATAAGCACCTGTGCCTTCATCTGCTATTCCACTAACATTAAAGCTGTCACGGGTAGCTATAGATCCACTACCGTTCAAGTTCACCCAAACCTTTGTCAGACCACTCATCAAATTAGTAGTCGTACCTGTTGGCGCAGGCCCGACACTTGTGACTCTTATCGTACTGGTCATGCTAGGTCTCCGTGTTGAACAAACTGTAAAAATTCTGGGTCTTCAATATCTAAATTATCTGCACGAACACCCCACGTTATTACCTGACTTGCACTTGCAGCCCCTGGAAGACTAATGTATCTATTATAAGAAGTGGTATTATTAGCTTGATTATTACAACCTGATGTAATACTATTTACATCACTAAAAGAGTTAGTAAAAGCATGAGTATATTTTCCTGTAGCGTTATCTGTGACACTACTTATATTAGAACTTGCTCTAATTGTTGCAGTTCCTGAACCATCTAAATTACAAGATGCTTTTGCCAACCCCTGCTGAAGATTAGTCGTGGTTGAGTTGCCCTCACCAGTTACGCTGATAGAGCCAGCAGTGGTTACGCCCTGTATCTTATCTACTTCTAACGTACTCATAGCACTACGTAGTTCCCGTGAACTGTTAACGTTACACCACTATCAATCTCAAGTGGTCCGACTGTACTCGTATTATCAGAATCAAAAATTACAAAGTCTTCTCTAAGCCTTTGTGAATTTGTTCTGAATACATCGGCTTCAGCCTGTTGTCCAAACCTTGCCATATCTCTTGCTTTTGATTCTGCCATTTAATTACCCGCCGTTACCGCCGCCTCCACCGTTTCCACCGCCATTGCCATTGCCGCCTCCTCCATTACCGTTACCGCCGTTGCCGTTTCCTCCATTACCGTTTCCGTTACCATTGCCTCCATTTCCATTACCGTTACTCTTACCGTTCTTAGGTTCTTGTCTTGATAGAGGCCGGCCATAGAAGTGAAACCTTTTGAATCTCATACGTTGGCCATTTTTCTTGACACACATTTTCAAGCTTTTGCTATATTTATAACCCTTTGGACATTTCATCATACTAGCTCAAAGTAGTTAAATCTGAAAGATGCAGCGAATGTAATAAACTCCTGACCACTTGAAGTAGATTCAAAGTTTATATCTCCAAGTGAAGTTGGTACACAGTCTATGTATCTTACTTGCTTTGTCTGATTATTATGGCTTGATAGTATAGATAACGTAATGTCTGCGTAATTTGGTTGACTTGATTTACCACTTGCATTTCTATCAAACATATTGTTTTCTAATAGTCTACGTATCCAGTTAAACATTTCTGTATATGATTCTAGATTTTCATCTAATAATATGTTTGTCGACAACTCGTTAAATGTTAAAGTTTCACCAGGAAATGGTAAACCGGCAAGTCTACGTACAGGCAGTTCTACAGGGTTCATAATCATGCCGGGGTGTGTAACATTCTGGCAGAAAAACTCAAGGTTGGGATAGTTACGTCTGTCTATAACGAGCTTAAAGCTCGTTGGCTGCATATAGTTAAAATTTTCTGTAAGTTCCGCCATACATCTATTTATACAAGTTTAGATTAAAAAAGAGGGACCCGAAGGCCCCTCTAGTCTAACCACGTTATTTTTTATTATGATCCAAGAATATCGTCTACGCGGAAGATACGATAGTATTGGTTGGTCTTGATCGCAGCCAAGCCGTCTGCTGGAGTCGATCCAACGAATGGGTTTGAAGCCAAGCCGTAGCGAGTCTTAAATCCAATCTTCGGCTGGAAGGTATCCTCACCCACTGCACGGACCATTGTTAGTGGTACGTATGGGCAATAGAAGAGACCTGCGTCGTATGGGTTTGTACCCTTATAACCGACTGTGATATAGTCACAGACTGCGTAAGGATCAATGTAGACCCGTGTGCGACCGTTAAGGACACCAGCAAAGGTGTTACCTGTATCGTCAACATTCAAGTTTGTTGACATGGCAGGCGAGTAATCAAGCATGCCGGAAGACATAAGGGCTGACGCAGTATCTGATGAACAGATAATGAAGTTACCTTTACCCCGACGTGTTTCTTTTGCGATTACGTTAGACTCACGCTCGATCTGTACGATCAGACCTTTAAACTTCTCAACTGACCAACGGCCGTCTGCGTCTGTCTGGACGTTGAAGACACCGTTAAGAGCAGTGTTTGTTTGAAGTGCACCAGTCTTAGCTTGTGAGTTAATTGTACGAACAACTTCACGGTTGATTTCAGCCATGATCTCAGTTGACAAGATGTTTGCCAACTCAGTCTCAGCATCCAAGCCATGAATGGCTTTAAGATCCTGAGCAAGTTCGAGGCTGTATTCTGCCTTCAGTGCGCGTGTCCGGGCACTGACAGTTGCTTTCTCGATGGTAAAGCCCATCTCTGCAAATGCTGAATCGCCAGTCGAGCCAAGGTTCTCACCTTCTTGCAGTGACATTGCGAAACCTGAAGTTCCATTTGCTGGATCGATACGAGTATCATCGATAGTTGAGTCAGCATCTGAGTCAACGATTCCACAAGTACCTGATGGACCAGCATCACCACCGTCAAGGCGTGTATTGACAGAGGCACTTGAATCACCAGAGAATCCTGGAATTGCTTCGCTGAATAGTGCTTCATCACCTGAGGTTGCACCAGCGCGTGTAGTCTTATAGTTAGACTTCATCGCAAAGATGAGGCCTGTTGGACCAGACATTGGCTGAACACCACAGATGTCGTATGCCATAAGGTTAGGCATAGCACGACGAACAAGAGCAATCAGAACTGGGTTCCAGTTTGCTACTTGTGATGTGTTATTTGTAGGCAGTGCTTCGTTGAGCATTCCTTGCTCTTCACGCAAAGCACGTTCTTGGTTCTCAAGAATAGCAGCTGTAACTGCTTTCCTGTGGTTGTCGGTAATGGCTCCCGCTGACTCTTCGTTCAGTACCGGTGCCCATTTTTCCATCAACTTGTCGTAAGAAATTACGTCTTGCATTATTGGACTCCCAATTATTTGTTAGTTTTTTTGATTGCGGAAAGGTACTGAGCCATTGTGTCAGTCGCTACTTCGGGTGCATCACCCTCGGCATCTTCCTCGATATCAGCGGCATCAGTTGTTTTCTTGGTAAAGTATGATTCTTTGACAGTCTCTACTTTTTGTGCAAAAGTATCGTAGTCTTCGAAGTCTACTTCAGCTACCAAACTCTTTAGCTTTTCATATTGAGTTTCAGCCAGACCTGTTGAAGCTTCGCGAATAACTTCGTCACGCGCAAACTCTTCTAGCATTTCTGTCATCTCAATATTCTCAGCAGTTGACTCGTTAAGGGCCTCTTCGAGTTCCTCAACTTGACCAGCCAAGTCGTCCACAAGATCGACTTTGCCTTCTGGTACTTCGATATAAGACTCTTCGAACAAGTCTTTCAACTTATTCATAAAGTTTTCAGAGATCTCTGTACGCAGACCTGCCTGTACAGCTACTTTATTTTCTTCCATCCAGCTCTCAACTACGTAGTTAAGATATGAATCGACCTTTTCAACGATATCAGCTTTAGTTTCTTCAACTGCTTCTGATAACTCTTCGTTGTATTTTTCCTCAAGTCGGTCAATCTCTTCTGCAAGCTTAGACTTAATTGCTGCTTCAAAGATTGTCTCCACTTTTTGCTTGAACTCTTCAGATAATGTTGCTTCTGATTCGCAAAGAGCATTGATGTCTGCAGAAAAATCTACTTCGTAATCATCAAGAATAGGCTGTCCTTCGAAATCTTCTTCGGAAGTACTATTCATGTGATGCTTCATGCCAGTGATTTTCATCATTCCGCCATAAGAAGCAGCTAGCTTTTTCTTATCCATCTTTTTCATTTCTTTGTACATAGCATTGATCATGCCCATCTTAGTAAGCTTGGGCATAGGTTCTGCATTACTCGCGTCAGCAGCAGTTCCGCCTGCCATCTTACGCTTTGGTGCACCACCTGTTGCATCACCTGCTTTGTCTACAGAAGCGACTGATTGAGCCTCAGCATTTTTAGGATCGTGACCCATGGCTTCTGGCATTTTCTTCTTTTTCATGCCGCCATGCATAGCTTCCTCGATGTTTTCGTCCTCATCATCGAGGAGTTCAATGTCTTGATCTTCAATGTTTTGATCTTCAGTCATTTAATTGACTCCTTTGTCATTTAGATTTGAGTAACGAGAGGAAATTCTTAAACTCACGAACCTGAGTCTCATAGAGATCAGCCCTTGGAGCTTTCTTGATTTCAGTCTCCATCATTTCAATAGCCTGTGGTTCAATGATTCCGTTATTCCAAACCCATTCAACACCCTCCATAACTCCATTAACAAATGCGCTAGGGGCTGATGGGTCTTGCACGATGTCCACCGCGTTAAGAATAAAGTCTGGTTTTACAACCATTGCGTTACCATTGTTCTGCAGACTTCCCATACCACGAGTCGAGACGCCTAATTGTACCTGACCATCGAGTAAACCTTTTACAATTTGCCCCATGGGAGTTTCCAAAATAGTCGCCCTACCCACAACATCTTTGCCATCCATATCGAGGCTTTCGATCTTGTGAGAAACTTTGTCTAAGTTAACGGTCGGTCCATCAGGGTGATTTAATTCACCTACTGCACGCCCTTTGGATACTTGATCACCGACATACTTGCCGACGGCTTTTTCCATAACTTCCATAGGATATATACGACCGTTTCGATTCTTTGTTTCTGCTTGCGCGAATACACCTTCAATAATATATTTCTTCTTGCCATTTTCATTGGCTTCGATAATAACTTCAAGATTATTTTCAGTATATTCAGAAATAAGTTTCATTTCTTTAGCGCCTTAATAAATGCAGTTCCAGCCTTTTCGGCTTCGTTTTTGCTTCTATAACGATCTAATCTGTCACCATCTACGTATGTGACAAAACCGTTACGTTCTTTGTATACCATTATCTGGATTCTGCCTAATTTTTTATTGACAACCACTTGTCCTTCAGGCTTACGTCCAGTTAATTCTCTTATATTTGTAAAAGTTTTCATTTTACCATATTATTTATAAAAATTTATTTCTTAAATTGAAATTTTTTTATCGGCCTTCTTCTGAATAATCATCATCATCGTTATCATAATAATTATAATCTTCATCATCATAATAAACGTCACCTTCTTCTTCGTCAGCTACGTCCTCGTCCTCATCTTCGGCTTCATCTTCTTCCTCATCTCCCGATTCGTCCGACTCAAACTCGCCTTCTGCTTCAAGGTCAAGTTCGCCTTGGGTATTATCTTCGTCGTCTTCTTCATAATCATCATCTTCCTCTGGTTCTACGTCGTTGAAGATTTGATCAGCCAATTTAATTTTTTCTTGATCAAGTAAATCATTTACTCTGACACCCATCATATCACCAAATACTTTATTCGCTTTATTATAGTCTTGATCTAAAGCATGCTGAATTAAGTCAGTTACTTCAAAACTTGGCTCAATTACTTCTTGTTCATCACTCATTATCATCTCCACCTTCCGGTTGTTCTGGTTCGTCAGGATTCTCACCCTGTATTTCTTTATTCATTTTTTCTACATCTTCATCAGATAACATTAGAACGTTCTTCTGAATCCATTCTTTAGAATAATACTCACCTACATACTGTTGTACCATATCCATCGTCTGTAGTCTTTCACGCAATACTTCCATATCACGTAATTCTGTAAAGTGATTATCACGAATGTAGTCAACTGTAATATCGTTCTTCCAATTTTCCCAATCTTCTTCTGTGATAATACCTTTTAATATAAGTTGTTTTTTCAATATGCCATAGAATAAGTGTGCAAACCTCATTCTAAGTCTATCAATAAATTTTTGAAACTTCAGTTCATCTCTATTGACTTCTGTAGACCTGCCTAAACTAAATTGTGCTTCTTGTTCTAGTCTATTGATTGGAACATTAAGTGCCCTATAAACTTTCTTTTGAAAGAAAATTACGTCTTCTATCTGGCCTAGGTTTTCTCCACCAGGTAATGTTTCAATTGAGGTACCCGTACCACCTTCACGTCTTGGCAACCAAAAATCTTCGAGTAAAGACATGTGTTTACGATCATCTCTAATGTCACCAGTCTTAGCATCGTAAACAAGTTTATTTCTATACTTAGCCATAATGTCTTTGAGGTATTGTTCAGCTTTACCTCGAGGTAAGTTACCTACATCGATATAGAATATTCTACGTTCTGGTGCACGGGCCAATCTGTATATTACCAGTGCGTCTTCCATCATACGCAGTTGGTTGATAGGCTTCAATGCTTTATGTAAAAAAGATATAATTTTTCTACGATCTTCTGATAGCAATCCTGATGTAACATAGCTTACAGAATCGTTAGTCATCTTTACGCCACTAGTCGATGAGCCAGGTTTTTCTTGGTAAATAAAAAACTCTTCTGTACTTTCAACAACGTTAGCGCCAGTGACTGGATCTTTTTTCTTCTTAACTTTCTTAACCTTACGCATCTTGGCAGCGTCAATAGGTCGAATCTCAACTATACCTTCTTTCGGTTGAGATTCGTTAATAATCAAGTGGTGAAACATTCTACCGTCAATATACCATCTACGATATATGTCGTGCCCTAACTCTTTGAAGTTAAGCATAGCATATATCGCGTCAAACTCTTCTTTAATTACTTTTTTAATTCTATCAGGCGCATCAACTGATTCTAAGTTAATATCAAGTGTTTGTTCGAGTTGCGAACCTGTGATTGATTCATTTACTATATCTTCAATTGCCATATCAACTTCTGGATGCATCGCGTTACCGCGATACTTCATTATAAGTTGATAGTTATCTTTTGAGTCGTCATCACCAAGATTTAGATACTGGCCATAGTGTGAACCAGACGCAGTAGCGTAACTACCACCTTCATCATCTCGCGGCGGAACAATAGAAGGAGCTTTCTGCTCTTCTTTCTTTTTGGCTCTTTTTATTTCAAAACCAAATAGTTTTATACCCTCGGTACCTGGGCCTGCATATTCAGCCATTTCAATTCCTTAGTTAGAGATAGGAGCCGACCACTGCCGGCTCCTTTATTTATTTAAGTTGTTGTGTTAGATTCGAAGTATTGATATGCCCAAGTACATGTAAATCTTTCGATATTATCGTTGTCAGAGTATGACACTGAAATTTCTGAAAGATCTTGAGGATATGCACCTCTGAATGTGTATGTCTTGAGTTTATCACCGTTACGATCTAACTGATCAACTAATAAGTCAGCTTCGTAAGTAATTGGTGCGGTAAGACCAGTATTTGCAGAGTGTGCGTTAATACCGTTCATCCACCTTTCAATCGAGTTACGAATTGAAAAGTCAGTATCATTAATGATTGTGGTGGCCCATTCAGCGAATGTACGGTCACCGGCCATCTTTAGCACTCTTCCACGGAAGAACACTGGTATGATACCAAACGTTGACCCAGGTAGAGTTGCTGCTTCAACCAAGAACGATGTAAGTTCTGGATCACCGTCAGCAAATCCTGGATAGTTGATTGTTACTTGAAAGAGGTTAGGACGTGCGCCGCCACCTCTCAGTTTTGACTTAAAGTCATCTACACCGAGAACAGCCATTTACCTACCTCCTTATACCGTGCCTACAACTTCTTCAAAGTCAACACCTGTTCTCACAGCTACGAAGTTAAGCGTTACGTAGTTGATTGCACGTGCCGGTTTGATGAAGATGTTTGCGATGAATTCATTTCGATCTACAACAGCAGCAGTATTATTTGTCTCATCACAGACTACTTTAAAGTCTGTAATACCACGACGACCTTTAACTTCTCGAAGTACTGGCTCTATGATATTGACAAATTCTGCACGAGTAAACTCATCATTAAACTCGAACATTACTTGCTGTGCTGCTCTACCAATCGCTCTTTCAAGAACAAGGAATAATCGACGTACGTTGATTCGATCGAATGCTGAAGGTCTTCCAAGCATTGTCTTATCGCCGAAGAGTATCGTACCTTGCCCAGGAATATTTGCGATAGGATTGACGTCTTCTCTGTACAGTGCATCTCGCTGTGACTTGTTCGGGCTGTATGCCAGTGAGGTGATACCTAAGTATTGTCCTCTACGTGATCCGGCCGGTGAGAACCAAGCGGCTCTGTTAAAGTCGGTAGCTGCGCAGATACCTGCAGTAGACGATGCAGCAGGAATACTAATGAACTGGTCATTATATTTATCATACGTCTTGAGATAGTTACCGTCCATAATCAGATACGATGAATTTGTAAATGTCTTGGCAGTAGCAATCACGTTTGTATTGATAGTTGCTGCATTTGTTAAGTTAACGACGTCATCACGTGCTGGTGATGTTACAACTACACAATCTTTTCTTGTTTGCTGTGCAGTCGCTACGAGATCGTTAACGATTGTTGTTTGATCAGTTGTACTGGTCATTCCAGGTGCGATCAAGAAATCAACTTCCACCTGGTCTTTATCTTCAAAAAGATCAAAGCCAGTTAAGAACTCTGCAGTTCCAAGTGGGCCTGAGTTAGCGCCACCGTTAAAGTCAAATGTTTTGATTGCACGATTAATCATAGTGAAGTCATCACCATTATCGATGTCTGTACTTGCACCAGCGAGTAAATGATCTGAATCAAAGTCTACCATCCATACAAATCTGGAACGTTCGTTAACAACATCTACTGCGTAGTTATTTGTGCCATCAGGATTTTTTGCATTCCTACCAACTGATAAGAATGGGAATGTTTCAAGTACTTCGCCACGTGTACCTGTGAACTTACCATCTTTGTCGACAACTACAATGTGTATCTCATCACCTCTTGCCCCATTGTTAGTTGCAAAAGTTGATGATGCAGGTGCCTTATCAAAGCTGTTTGTGTAAGTCCACGTACTAAATAGTGTTCCTGCAGAATCTGAAGGACATATTTGTACTTGTAGTGAATTACCTAGTGAGCCTGGATACTTACCGATAAAGGTGTGTGAATCCGAATCGAGTGCGAATTTTTGTGCTTCAAAGTCAGGTAAATTTTTGACAAGCTCTGCGTTTAGTGTTGAGTCACTATCTGCAGCTCTTTGTCCTGTTGTTGACCTGGAATTGAAAGCAGTTGACGTTACTTCCCTCACTACTTGCAATGAACTCGAATATCGCAAGAAGTATTGTGCTGAGTGGAAGTCAATGGTGTTCGCCGAGTCTGGTGTGGCAAAAGTATCAACTAGTGTTGCTTCATTATCAACTAAAACTCTTTCCTCTACCTGACCCCAGCGAAAGTTTCCAACGATTGCTCCAGTCGTCGATTGAACGTTGGGTACACCACCGGTCAGATCGATCTCTTTTACAACAACCGCAGGACTTTCAGACGGTGTAAAGAGTGCCATTGCTTCTTCCTTTTAATTATATGTTAACATAATACGGTTGTTTTCAATTATGCTATTATTTATAATATTATAGATCCCTGTCAAACATGCCATCTGTGACGTTAAGTTCAGGATCAAACTCTTTTACTTGCCAATGATCTTTTTCTCTACCCTCTAATACTTCTACGTAAGCCTGGCCATCATCTACAAATCCAAATGGTACTACATTGTCTTCTATTTCTTGCATTCTTTGGTCAAAAAGTAACTGCTTTAAATTAATATCAGTAAGGTCAGCGAAGTATTGAGTAGAAACAAAGTACCCAAATAGTACTAAATTCATCATTAAATCGTCGTGGTTACCAACTGAAGCCTCGTATGACTGTCCCCTAGCCTCAAATGTGGAACATTCGAGTATTGTTTTTTCGTCGACTAAAGTTAATTTTTTAGATTCTAAAATATCTTTGATAGCTGAACAGCCGAGTCTTTTTGTTTTTCTATTAATTTCTATTCCAATACGATCAGCTTTGATTGCAGATTCTACGTGTACATTTTCATATTCTAAATCATGATATATGCCGTTACATACTACAGAACCCTGATCATTTGATTCAATAACTACATAAGCTTGATTGTAGATTTGTGCGTACTTATATATAATATTGGGGAAGAGTATTGGAGAGATAGTGTTGTTGCGATATACAGCCACCTGCTCAAAAGGCCTAGTGCTAATATCGATTAAATTAAATGTAGAGTAGTCCTGTCCTCTTCCCTTGCTTACATCGACTGTCATGATATATTCATGTTTCTTGACAGGTTCTTTATAAACTAAAAAGTTTCCACCTTCTAGATTTCTTATTGGTTGTTGAGCTCGAAACGATAACAACGTATCAGCATTAACAAGTGTATCACCGGTACCAAAGAATGTATTTCCAAACTCCTGATCGAATTGCAATTGACTCGTGTTTGCTATTGTCTCGTTTTTCCATTCTTCATCACGGCCAGGTACATCCCACCAGTCTACACGAAAAGATTTGAATTGATTCGTACCTTGTACAGCACCTTCCCATATCTTATGAAAGGTGTTACCAATACCATTGGCGGTAGATGTAACTATTATTTTTGTATCCGTTCCAGATGAAATAACCGGATATGTTGACGTATAAAACTCTGCAGCTCTTTCGACGAATGCAAACTCATCCAAGTAAAGCAGGCTAACAGATAAACCACGGATACTGCTACCAGAAGTCGCAGCGGCGATGATGCGACTGTTGTTAGAAAACTCCAAAGATCCTTTGTTAAGCGCCTTAGTACCCGGTTGTAAAAAGAACGGAATGTTCTCAAGCATAAGCGTAATGCGAGATAACATCTCCCTAGCCGTCGCCCCTTTATTCGCAAGAACCGCAACTGTTTTTTCTGAGTTGAAGAGAGCGAACCATAGTAGGTATGCGCAAGCTGATATTGATTTGCCTGACTGTCTGCAAGCCAATACAATATTAAACCTATGTTCACTGAAAGCCTCGAACATTTTTTCTTGATAAGGATACAAGTCAAAGGGCACTAAGCCCTGATCCAAAGAAATAATCTTACAATACTTTCGTGCAAAGTATGACGGTGACTTCATGCACTTTGCATACTCTCGAACTAGTTCATCAGTCCAAGGTTGTATTACACCATCGCGCTTTACATTAGGATTTCCGAGATAGCTCTCTGTCTGGTGTAACATCGATTATATTTTCATCCTGTTGCAGCAGCTTCTGTAAGTCTGCAGTTGATCCAAGAAACACGTTGTTAGTAGTGTTGCCTACTTGTTTTACTTCTTCTTTGTTTATATCTTTTTGCTTCTTATTAAGATCCATCAATTTATCATTAACATCAGATATATTTTTAATCATACCTGATAAGACTTCGTATGCGCGCGGGTGTTCGGAAGAACGAGCAACTTCCATCATATCTTCTAGACCTTCGCGACCTTTTTCAATAAGATCGTAGTAAGTTTGCCTAGAATAATCATAATCTGTTTTTATATTTTTTTCTTCACTCATTAGTACTAAAACCATCTTTCAACAATGGTATCACCACCATCACCTCCGCCTGCACTGAGGCTGGCTTGCTGAGCAGAGGCGGTGACCGTGTATGATTTTATATCAGTATCATTGTTAAGTGTAAGTGTTGTATCAGCAGAGTCTAATCTAGTGACTCCATAATAGCTTGAATCTATACTACCTACTAATGCAAAAGCAAGATCAACTAACCCGCCGCTAGCCATTAGTCTCTCCTAATCATCATAGCATTTACAGAACTAAGTGGGAAATATTGATATGTTATTCCTCCAATATTTGCGCTATCACCAAAGAATCCAGCATTTGCAACAGTTCTGTATATACCAGCCTTGTCAGACATATTGATTTCATCACCACCAAGACTATGAAAGTCCATGTAGATTGGTATCAATCTAATTGCTTTATTACCATTTGAATCTATATCATAAGCCTCACCATTTATGGCATCATATCTTTCCTGATCAGCCTCAGCGGCACCACCCCATTCTGTTGGATGATAGAAACCTCGGTGTGATTGGTTTTGAGCATAGTAACCACTAAAAGGATTTAGTGTCGGAGCAGCTGTTGGTGTTTTAGTTACATCGTCATCTGCAACCACTCCTCCCTTCTCCATTTCATAGTTGTTGCCTGAAGTAAAAGCATAATTTCTTAACTTATCACCGTTCCTTTCATTATAAATGTTGCCAGGAAGCAGAATAAGAGGAGATTTATCGACTGTATCATCCCACTTAGAACCATATCCATCTCCATCTCTGTATGCTATATTATTAGTATTTAGAATACCCACACCACTTGTCAAAAAGTGTGCACAAACTGGCACATTGCTGTCAGACGTATCATCAACTAGACTTGCGTGATTGTTTACTTTATCTCTGTATTTCATTGCAGTCGTTTGATGAAATTGATATACCATGCATAGCTGTCTGGTATCAGCAGCGTATTGATCAGATCCGGCCAAAACAATTTTTGTCTGATCGGCCATGACATGTATTTCTCTATTTAAACTATGAGCAACACCCATACCACGAATATCAGCATTTTCTGGACTAGTCATTGCCGTGTTACCATATTGCATATCTTCTATAGACGTACCAAAGCGATTTCTAACTACAAGTGTTGAAGTCGCGTTACCTGCACCACCGTATATGCTTGAATTAGTTACATCGCCGCGAAGTCTTACATCACAATATGCAGTGTGGCCAGTATCATATTTACATTTAAGAGTATAAGCTGATCCAGTTGCAGCGCTAAGATCCCAATTAATTGAATCACTACCTAGAGATTGTGCACCGCCCTTGCCAGCAAATGTCCAATGTGAACTATCTTTACTATAAAAAAAACTGCGATCAGAATCGATTCCAGCGTAGCCGCCAAGATTAGAAGGACCTACACCATCAAAGCAATCGGTAATAGCTTGTACGAGTACTTTATTCCTTTCACCTGATGTAGTACTATTTAAAAATCTAAATTTTGCGTACATCTTTTAACCCTTATTGAATGATAGATTTATATACAGGTCTGCACCAGCTGTCGATGATCCTACCTGTGTGATATTTACTGTTAAAAAATCACCTTCAGCCAAAGCAATTTCTGACAAGTTATCGCCACTACTCGTGTTTCCAGCTGATATAGTTACTGTCTTTATAGTGCTACTTCCATTTTTTATTATAGCAAATGTGGCATCAGCACCTACAGGGGCAGTTTTTACGTATGCCTCAACATTTTTTAACTCACTCGGTGCTACCAAGTAAAACCTTTGCGTGCCAGTTGTTACCGCTAAATCACCAGATCTATTGAAAGTTTTAAAAAAATCTCCCAACGCTGGATTTCCAACAGTATTTCTTGACGTTTTGCTTAATATAGAAGAAATATCTCTAACTATTGACATCAGCTTTTTCCTAGTTTATACTATTTATTCGTCAAGCAGCCTCTCTATATGTAGAAGCCGGATCTCTTTCAAGGAATTTACCCCATTCTGCATAGTAATGTCGCATACCTACCTCATCGTGAATCGTACTATTTTCATGTCGGCCATGTAAAATGTTACGACTTTCAGTACCTTCTCTCATAGTAGTACCTTGACCAGCAACTCCTATTAGATCTTCGTGTAAGTTACGTCCGAATGGACCCCATATAGAGTTATGATGTTTGATTCTTGTTTGTCTTTCTTGTGGTGTATCTTTTCTAAGACCGTAACCACGGAACTCAATTAATACTTTATTTGGACCTAGTGGTGTCACTGCATCTGAACGATAGGCGCTACCACGAAGGTTGAAGTTAAAGCCTGGGAAGAGGTCGACCATGTACCACTGGTTGGGCGGCAGATTGGGAAAAGATAGTTCCCCGCGATCTTCAAATCCGTCATACTCTTCATAGTTAACAGTAAAGCTGCTGACGTTAACATGACCATTATCAAAAGGAATATTTTTTCTAGCGAAATACTCATCGTTGAATCCTGACACTCTGTTAAAATAATGCATAAAGTCGTGGTAGAACTCACTGTTTGTATCATGCCACAACTTATAGTTTGTGTCTATCACTGCCTTATGATAGTGAAATACTTCCATCTCTTCAGCATCAATGGCATCGGCTATGCAATCAAAAGCTCCAGCCGTCCATTGTTCTACGTTCATGTCTGGGTTAGGGTTTAAAGTTACCCACACCATACCACCGTGCTTTACTTCACAATACAATTCTTCACCTTCATATGGGCAAGATAAAGTACCTGCTACTTGCTCGATAGGGTGATCTCTAAACGCACGTACACGCTCATAGTCATTTACTGCTATTACATTTACGCCAGCAATTTTTGTAGTACGAAAGTTCCCTGTATCACGCATCTCACTGATATGACACATTGGTATCCACACTTTTGAAAAGATCATATCTTGTTCTTGCCGATATATTTCGAAAGACGAATAAATGTCACTACTAATGTGTTCTACCTTAGGTTTTTTCAACCATTGACTATGATTACGCGGCGGCATGCATATCCTCCCATTTTTTAAATTGATCTCTTGTAATAGTTCTTAGTTCACCTGCTTTTAAATAATCAGGTTCGTGTGCAAGCTTTTGACTATCACGCATAGTATCGTCAGGCATATCATATTCTGCTGGTCCAGGTATACTTCCCCATGGCGTTGTTCTTATGGGCGATTCAAAGTTCTTTTCTCTTCCGTCTCTAAACTTTAGACGCCAGCTGATAACACCTTTTTCAGGTTCTCTTAGTACTCTAACTTTGTGTCCCATAGGCGCAAAGTCTGAATAACCTCTATCATCAATTGCATTTTGCGGGCATGCTTTTACACAGCTGTAACACTCCCAGCAAAAGTTTGGTTCTATGTTTACTGCTCTTCTTGTGACAGGATCAATGTGCATTATGTCTGATGGACAAATATCTACACAGTGTCCGCAGCCGTCACAGGCTGTCATGTATACGAACGTTGGCATTATGCGCTATCCACTCCTAGTTTAATTTCTTCGGTAAAACCAAAGTCACTATCCGGCATACCTATCGCTGTTAGAGGATTAGGTGTGATTGTTACTCTTTCTAAGTATACGTCTGAATCACCACCCAAACCTGCCTTAGATTCGAATACGTTTGCCTGTGACTTACGAATAATATTTTTATTCTCTACGTTTCCATAAAATTGAACTTTCATTTCAAATGTTAATGTGTATATTATAGTTCTTCTTGTTTCTAACTGACCTTCAAAATCATCAGTAAAAGAAACACTAGTTATAACAATCGGTACGTCTTCTACAAAGGTAGGAAATATATCTTTGAAAGGAAATATCGATATTGTGTATTGAGGGTTGAATGTAGGTACAATCTGTTCAACTAACTGTAGAGCGTCATCTTGACTCTTAGCAAATATATTTAAAGCAAAACCAAGATTATAAGGTACAGGTGAAAAGAATTTATTTCTAGTTTCTCTGGTGTTTCCTACTGTATTGAAGTTACTCACCTTAGTCAACTGTCGAGTCAAGTCATAAGATATGTCTGTTATTTCAAAAGACATTCTTGGTAACTTGATTGCTACTCTTGTATCATCTACTAAACTTGGATTTTCTCGAATCCTATCTAAAAATTTATTCTTCGGTGCGTATGATAGTGGAACTTTCATTTGATTCAATACACCACCCGCTGCATCTTTTCTTACCACATACAGGTTATTAAACAGTCTGCCAAATACAGCAACTGATTTTCTAATTCTTTCGTGATAAAAATGTCCGCCAAACATTATTGATTCTCCGGATCACCAAACGGGTTGTCTTCACTAAAGTTTAAGAAGTCGTCAATATCAGATGTAGTGAAGAATTCATTTTGTTCGTTCTCTGACATGCGATTCTCTTCATCTACTCCTACTACTTCAAGTCCAGTAGTGAATGCCTTACTTGTATTTACTATCTGTCTATTTACTACGAACTCACGAAACTTGCCATCATCCGCACCTACGTGTCCAACCCGTAAGACTCTAGCAGAATCACCATCAGAATCTAACAAGTAATTAAGTACTTCTCCTTTAATCTTAACACCACTCGATAAAGTTTGTTCTATGTTGTCATCTCTATCATAACTACTTTCTATATTATTGCCACCATTAATTAACATAGTAGGTGCATTTAAATAAAAGTTACCACTGTCTACTAATATAAGTTGTGATACTTTTTGTGCACTCGAATCTATAAGTGTTCTAGCCTGTGCAACAAAGTCTCCAGGTGTACCTGTAGGTGCAGTGATAAGTAATCTACAAGAATCCATACCAAAACCTGAATCAGTAATGGTAAAACCAGAAACTTGTCCTCGCGTAATCAATGCAGTAACGGCTGCACTATCATTAGCACTATCTGTTGCAACAGTCACAGTTGGTGCTGATGTATAATAGTTGCCACTATCTGTAATTGCAATTGAAGCTATTTTGCCAGAGTCATCGAGTGTTATCAAACCTCCAGCACTTCTTGAGTCTTCATCAGGAAGAGTAAACGTAACATAAGGTGAAAAACTAAATCTTTCTCCGCTGTCAGTAATCGTTAAAGTTGTTACACCCTTCGCAGCCATTATGAAATACTCGCAGTTCCTGTTGCTTTCTTAGGCAACTTGAGTCGTAGATTATAACTGTAAGCATATTTCTTTTCTATATCGTCAATAGTCTCAATGCCAGTATCGAGATCTTCGCCGACATATTCGAACAGCTGACACCTTAATTTAAATGTAGGTAAGTTTTCTATTGCATAAAAAGGTTGTTCATGCTCTACGTGATTTATCTGAAACAATGATTTAGAAAGAGGCAGGTATATTAAATCACCTTCAGTAGGCCTGTCACCTTGTATAGCGTTTGCAGCCCGACGAACAGTATTCTTCCATCTACGCCTAGCAACTATAAAGGTTGCTTCATCTCGTATTTCAACACCGAACTTAGTAAAGAGATCACCCTCACCATCAAAACCCTCTGCATTTTCAATGTACATTTCAATTTTGTAAGAAGCGTCGAATGATGAAGCAACATCATCACTTAATATTTTATCTTCATTAACAATCGTTCTCGGTAAGTAATATACGTCTTGCCCATAGATCTTCATGGACTCGATTATAATATCTTCATACAGGTCCATTTCCGACCTGACTTTTTCCGAGAAGTAAAAATTTCTAGCCATTTAACTAACCCATAAAAAAGTCTGCCGGTAATTCAAACTCGCTTCTGATTCTCTCTCTTAACCTATCTATATCTGCTGTGGCATCATCATAAAGCTGACGTCCATTGAGCAACACTCCACCTGGAAGTTGGACGCCATCAAATTTCAACAGGTTCATACCCCATTGACGCTTTATGAGAGCAGTTGCATACTCTTTTAGCCACAGGTCGTTGTAAATTGTTGTGTGTGAATCTGGATCAAGAACTGTATAAACTTCAGCTACAATATACTCACCCTCTTTGATATCGCCATCTTTAAATTCACCGTGTATGTATAGGCGATCCTGATGTCTAGCAAAAGTAGTTTGTGGGTGACCATTTAACTTCATATCTAGTAGTGATAGATACTGCTGCATTTGTTCATAGTATGCCAAGTCACCGGCAAAGTTTTGTATATCTGCAACGTCATTAAGCATCATCTGATACTTAATATCGAAAAAATTAAATGAAGAATTGAAAGAACTAGATATAGGAAACAAACGTGAAATGTAAAGTATATTGCTCGCAATAGGAATATACTCATTACTTACATCAGTTGCTGTAACGAGGTGTTTCAGATATGTCCTAATAGTGGCATCTGAATGATATTCTTGATAATACTGTAGGGCTTCGTCAATGCGATCTTCGATTTGATCTTCATCTACATTGATTTCTAGTACTGGATCACCTAGTTGCCTTTTACAATAATCAATCAGCGTATCCCTAGAAGTTGGGTTTGCCATAAATAGTCTCCAAAGTAAAGAATCTTTTGACTATTTATATGTTTTTTTCTCTTAATCAGCGTCTGCGATTGTAATAGTTCCTGCTGCTAATTGTCTCATTATTTCATCGTAATGAACATTGTTTACTGAATTCATTGCAACAGACATTTGAGTTTGTCCATTGCAGGTAAAAAGTATGGAACAATTGTTTCCACTTTGATCTGCAAGATATTTTAAATCAGTAAAGTTGTATGTCATCATACTCATGTTGTCATCTCCGCATCAAAATTAAATGAACAGTCTATTGCACTAGATGCACCGTTGGTTTGTATAACGTTGCCGCCAAGTGCAAGAAATCCTGAGCCAGTACAACGTATACCCGCACTGCTGAAATTTTGAGCTTCAACTTCTGTTATGGCTATAACACTTATACCTGTAGCAAAATTTGTAGAATTCACAGTTTTATCAATAGATAAAGTTGGAGCGACACGCATAGCAGCTGGAAAAGAATGAATTCCATCAGCATTGGTTGTACTCCATGATCTAGTAGTTAAAAACATTCCGTATGCAATAGTTTTTCTGTAACGATAATAATATCTAAGACATTGATGTTGATATTGATGAACTGACAAATGTTCAAATGGTGTTGCTATACTTCCAAGTTCTAACTGTATTCCTGTTACATACCATGTTGCACTGGATGTAGAAAGCATGGCAGTGGTTGCACCAGTCGCAGAATTTTTATCACCATCTGCCCACGCATCTGCAGTTCCAGAAAAGTCTGTTCCAACACCAAGACCAAATTGAATTTGTAATCCTAAAGTGTTATCAGATGGCCATGTACCGCTAGTATCTAAAGTAAGAGTTATAGATTTTCTTTCCCATGTATTAGCTGAACTTATAGTGTACGTAAAAGGAAAGTTACGTTGATTCGAATCATGGTTTCTGATTGCACCGCCGTGTGTGCCTGTTATAGAACTTCGTACATAGAATGATAGTGTAACTGTAACAGCACCTGAAGTTCCGAGTCCCAAATGATAAACGTCTTGACCTTCTAGTCTATGTATTATAAGAGCTCTATCTGTTGCAGATATAGAACTGTCAGTTCCAGTGTTTGTTACTTTCAATGAGTATTTAAACCCGGCTGGTGCTTCAGTATCTTGTTCTATTGTAAATGTTGCTGCTGTATTCTTGTACATGAACCAACGATCAGGTCCGAAAGTTATTGTAGCGTTTGCTGGAGTAACTGCTGCTCCCTCATTTCTCTGATCTACATACATAGCACCGTTGTGAACAAGATTTCTAGCATTTAGATATGTTGAGTTACCAACAATATTATCAACATCTGCAGAGTCAACAAACCTCGTTGCGGTGTGATTCTGGCCAAGTAAATGTGCAATGCTTCTAGTATTACTCATGTTAAGTTCCTAATCAGCGTCTGCTATTGTAATAGTTCCTGCCGTTACTTGTTTCATTAAATCATCGTAATGCCTATTTCCAACTGCAGGATTAGGTACAGACATATTATCAACGCCATCACAAGTAAATTTTATAGCTTCTTGAGGGCCTGACTGTCCTCTAACATATTTCACATTTGTAAAAGTAAATGTTTCTGCTTCCATTTATATCTCCGCATCAAATTTTAATTCAGCAGGACCAGATCCATCAGCATTTGAACCTATTACTATTATTTGTCCAACAGTAAAAGAATTGTCAGAACGTGCAACATTGATAACCATCATATCATTATTATGCGTAACGGAACCCGCTGCGGGTACAGAACTTAAAGAAAAATCATAATCGCTCGCCGCGCCACCAGCAGTCATTGTAGGTGTTTTTGCCATAGGCCTTGGAAATTTATAAGGTCCATTTGCACCACCTGTTCCCCAAGCACGCCCAGTAGTAAATATCATATATGCGCCTGATCCTTCTCTGACACTGTGATAATATCTCACACAATCATGTTCATAGCCTTCAAAAGTTTTATGTTCAAAGGGTGTAGCTTTACTACCTGCTTCTAGTTGTACTCCAGTAAATGCTATGTAATTACTTGTACTCGATGCTAAATTAAGATTACTTGATGAAACTCTATTTGCAGTAGTAACATCCCCAAAGGCAGAACTTTGCAATGTACCACTAGATCTACTGGAACCTGCTCCAAGCCATAGTAACATGTATAAACCAACCGTGTTATCATTATCAAATCCTTGAGATGTGTCACCAGGATAAGTTATAGTTTTATATTCCCAAGTATCGGCTGCGTCAATAGTGTATGTTTTTGAGCAATGCCTGTTAGTAGCAGGATCTATGTTGTAAAGTTCGGCAGTTAAAGTTCCTGTTAGATTAGATTTTACGTGAAAAGAAAGTGTAAGATCCTTTGCACTTGAAGTTCCAAATCCTAAGTGTTGTAAATGTCTACCTTCAATTTTTTGATAAAGTATTAATTCAGCAGCCGAACCTAAACTACCATTTGCTGTTGTACAATCGTATTTTATTGATTCACCAAACTCATCAGGATGATCACCACTATCTTTTTGTATAGTAAATGTGCCAGCACTAGATATTTGATTGTACCATCTGTCACATTGGTGTATACCGCCTGAAGTTAGATTAGTTACATCTTGCCCCATAGTACGCTGAGACACTTGCATAGCACCATTGATAATTAAATTTCTATTATTTAGATATTCTGAATTTATAACGATATCGTTGACTTCATCAGAATCAAAACCTGCACCGGTGCCTGTGCCAAGTGCAGGGTTTGAAGGATTCGCAGCTTGAGTCTTACCGAGTATTGATGCTATATCTCTTATTCTTGTTACACTCATGCTAAACTTCCTGTTGCTATTACGTTATGTGGTGCATCTCCGTCTGCATGGCTGCTAGTGCCGTTGACTACTCGCACAGATAACTTATTTGCAGCGTGATAAGTGTGAAATCTTGAAACACTCCATCCACCACCAGTTCCACCCATTACTGCAACCTGTGAAAAATCATTTGTTGCGGTAAATGCATTTGTCAGATTATAAGAAAACTGGCCAACATCATGATCTGTAGAACCTGAAATATTAAAGGTGCTATTAGTAGACGCATCATTATTTGCATTTACCCATGCTTTTGCTGCACTAGGATCAGCCCTGTTTCTTGTAGTTTCTAGATCTCCACGTAATGCCATTTTAGTTCTCTATAAGTAGCCAGCCGTTAGAATCATTGTAGTAGACTAAGCCTACTGCAGCTCTACTTGTATTTATTACAAGGTCTGAATCGGCCGCCATAATTTTATGACTGTTTCTTGCGATTGTTATGTTATTATTATTAGCGTTACCTTCTGCGTCTATGATTCGTATCTCATCGCCCATGTTTGCTGTACCAGGTAACGTTACTGTCTTAGCACCGGTAAGAGTATTGACAAACAGTTTGTCACCAGCCGAAGCATTATTCGAAGCAGCCGGTGCAGACCAAGGATTAACCACTAAGTTATTAGTATTGTGTACGAATGATGCAACTTTAAGTTCATCGTTAACATTGGCTGCAGTATTTAATATTACTGACACACCATTCGAGGCAACGTAATCATCAGAATCATTGAGTAACAATCCGTTTAAGAATACCTGTTCATTTCCAGGCATATACGATAGTCTGTTACCAGCGTTGTCTGTGCCACTGAATATCGTCTGACTTGCCGA